TTCTATCTTCATCGGACCTCCTGTTATCGTTGACATTTTACTCACTATATCAAATAACGAGTAAAATGTCAACCGATACTATAACTTATTCTTCGTCTAGATCTTCATATACTGATGAATCATCTTCATCGGATACAAGAGTACTATTACTGACTAGGAATCTTGTTTCAACAAACTTGTTAAATGATGGAGACTCGAGAATAGGATTCCAAAAATCAGCAGAGTTAGTGTCCTTCTCACGGAAACTCTTCTCTCCGACTTCACCAGTTTCCATATCAACTGTCTGGTACCAACCATTCTTAGGCTTGATAACATGTCCTGAGTCAAGTCCGAGTTCAAGTAGACCTGACCATTTGTTGATACCACCGGCAAACTTTACCGTGAATGGGAACTTAGACTTTTCCTTCACGAAGCGAGACTTCTCGATGTTGATAGTGAAGTTATAACCAGCAAGCTGATCCTTGCCGTCAATCTTTTCCTTCTCCTGAGACTTACCGATGATGAACACTTGCATAGCAGAGTACATACCACCAGTACCACCGGACATGATAGCCTTGCTGAACATTTCCATAGTCTGGTAAGTGTGGTTGACTGCAATGCAAGGAATGTCCTTGGTAGTCAAGTGAGGAGTAACAATACGCCAGAGTGACTTCATGACCTTAGCACGAGTCATATCAGCTGCGGCATTTCCGTTTAGAGCATCTTCAGCTTCCTTCTTAGAGGCAAGGTTACCAACCGAGTCGATGAAGAAGATGACCTTGTCACCACGATTGAGTTCATCTAGGCGCTTGGCAATATCAAACTTCAATTGCTCTAGATGCTCGATAGGAACGTGAATCATTCTGCTTGGGTCAATACCATTTGACTTGATATAGTCTGGAGTGATACCAAATTCAGAATCGTAGAAGATACAAATTGAATCTTTGTGCTTCTTCATATAAGCCTTGACAAGAACAAGACCTAGAAGTGATTTAAAGTGTTTTGAAGGTCCGGCTAGAAAAGTAAGTCCGGAGATTAGACCACTAGTGAGTTTACCACCTAGTGCTAGATTAATAATGGGAATATCTGTCGCACATTGATCTTTTTCATTAAAGAGTGCGGATTCATCAAGTGTTACTGACTTGATTGAGCCTGCTTTAAGCATGCGGTTTAATAAGTCGCTCATAATTGGTTCCTTTGTTGATTGTTTTTATGAGGGTCACTAACCCTCATGTCTATTTATCCAACAGTTCTTGGAGTTGCGCAAGAAAGTATTCGAGCTTCTCTTTTCTGTTGGGCCACTTAATGATGTCCTTATCGGTATCCTTAAGTAGGTTCTTAATGAGTGGTTCAATCAGACTATACATTTTGTATAGTCTTTCTCTGTAATCATGTTCTGGTTCAAAATCTATTTGATCTACTGCTGTAAAACCAAAGTCGTCATCAAAGTCCATAAAGTATTTCCTTATCCAAAGAAGCTATCAAGTGTGGATTTCTTTTCTGCGGACCACCCGATGGAGTCGAGTACAATAGACAGTGGGTCAAGATATGCCTTTTCAAATTGTAGATCATGGTCGATGTATCCATTCAGTCCGAATTCGGTAGGCAATTCTGCAGGGCATGAGATTACATTTGTGCCATATGGATTCGGACTTTTCAGATAACAATACTTAATCTTGTCACCGTTGGCAACAGTTTCAAACCTATTCCCAAGTTTGAGATTCGAAATAAGTTTATTGTAGAGAATACAACCCTTGACATGGATCGGTGTTCCCTTGATGTACATTTCGGTACCACGACTTTCATACTGAGATAGGTTAGACACACCTCGAGGTGATGCGATGTCCTGAAACGGAAGTGTCTTGAATGTTTCTCTAAACTCAGAGACGTATGACTGAAGATCCGCCTCGGTCTTGTTCATAATCAGTCCGAATGCACTCTTGAGTGCATCACGACAAGCCTGAGGAGTAGATGATTTGACCGCCTCAATACCGGACATCTTCAGTTTGGCGGTTTCATATGCCACACCTTCCTGGTTCCAGACATTGAGAATGTAGCGCTTTTTGGCTGTCCAAATCGCCTTGTCTGCAATGCACTCACGCTTCATATGCATCTTCTGAGCGAAGGCACCCATTCGATCTGCAAGATCCTGATATGACTTATCAATGAATGGTTCGAACTTTTCCTTACAAGCCTTGTCAAGCCAAGCCACAATCTTCTTGGTGTCAGACTGATCCTCAAAGACCATGTCGACGAGGTTAGCAAGAGTGACATAAATCGAGTCCGTATCGGAAGCTACGATATAGTCAAAGCCTTCGGTCTTGCAGAGTTTGTTGAGATACTCATTCATGCGGTCCGCAATCCAACGAATGGACAACTGACCAGACATTGTAATAGCCTCAGCATGGTTGATATCGAACCAGCGGAAGTATTTGTTACCAAGTGCACCGTACGCGGAGTTCAACTGGATCTTTTTGGCCATTTGAAGGTTGTCAAGTCGAGAAATTTCCTTGAGCAATTCCTTGTTCTTGGTCCGTTCATATTCCTTCTTGACCTCAAGCATCTGGCGTTTATAGACAACACGATCATCATACATCTTTGCCATGATGGCAGCAAGGAAACCCTGTTTATTCTTAGAATAAGCACAACCATTAGCCGCAATAGAATAACCCGTGTCTGGTAGCGCATATCCATTAAGTATCTGATCAATCGAAGGCCAACCAAGAATCCGCTCGATAAACATTTCAGGCGAGATATTGTACTGCTGGATCAAGTGAGGATATAGACTGTTCAAGTCGAAACTAACCATCCAGCGATGCATTCCAGTCTGCACATCCTTGACGTAACCACCAACCAGGTCGGATACAATAGAAGGTGACTTCTGAGGGACAACAATGTTTTGTTCCATCAGATAGTTATGGATAATAACATCCCATTGATTGACTGATGCCAGAGTATCGGTATAGTTTACCTTGGCATCGTATGCCATAGCAAAGACCAACTCGATGAGTTTCATCTTGTCCTCAAGTAGATCTACCAGATGAACGTCGTGGATGTTATACTCGATATATCGTTGGAAGTTTCTGCTATAAAGATCATTGAGGTTTACATAACCTTCATCATTATAGTTGATCTTATTCTCACCAAGTTCCACATATGCAATATGATCCAGGCGATATGATTCCTGGTTTGTGTACGTAAACTTCTTGTACAGAGCCATATAGTCAAGAACGGCAATGCCCTTGAGTTCATACGAGGTGACTCTTTTGCCTTTAATCTCAACATCGTATGGTCTAATCTGACCCCATGGACTTAGGCGCTTGACCGCCTCCTCACCGAGGATCTTGATGATACGACCAACCAGATATGGTACGTCAAAGAACTCTACGTTCCAACCTGTAAGAACGTCCGGTGAATAGTCAGATGAATTCCAGACACTGAGGAAGGTCTGTAGAAGAGCCTGTTCATCTCTACACTTGAGATATGTAATCTTTGGGTCGTCGGTCACAAAGTCACCACAACCGAAAACAGTCTTGAAGCCATTCCGACTGATTGTGATGGCAGTTACTTCATTTGGTGTAGTCTGAATAGCCGTTGCAATATCTTCATCACCAACCTTGGTTTCAATGTCCAATGAAGTAACTGAAATGAGCAAAGGATCATACTTGATCTCGCCTTGAAAGTGATCAAAGATGAATGGATACAGAAAATTAGTCATGCCATAGATTGGCATTCCTTCGACACTATCATACTGCTTTATGAATTCTTTGGCATCCCAGATCGAATCAAAATCCATTTTACCTACAGACTGACCTGTAGGTGTTCTAAATTTTGTCTCTTTTGTAGTAGGAATGAATAAATATGGTGAGTAATCATAAATGCGCTTGACAGGCTTGCCGTTGTCAATACCTCTCACGAGCATTTTATTTTTATTTTGGACTACTGATGTATAAAACTGCATGGCCACTCCTGATTGCTTATATCTTATAAATAACCCATGTTAATAAAAATGTCAACTAAATAAAGGACTTAATTATGTTAAAACTATGGAACTATTTAAAGTCGTGTGTATTCGGAAATAAATTGAGACTTGTTGATGAACTTATTGAAATCATTGAAACTGAAGAGCAACTTGTTGAGGTTGAACCAGTAGAAGAACCTAAACCTAAGAAACCAAGAAAGAAGAAAACCAATGTCAGCGATACTTGAACTTCAGAAAAAGTGCGGTGTGACCGCTGATGGTGTTTGGGGTCCAGGAACTTATAAGGCAGCTAGGGCTTACTTTAAAC